TACTATTCTACATTATTTTTTTTACGATATTTATAATATTTTTATAAAAATTGATATAAATGTTTAGCAACATATAATAACATCCCTCCTTCTTAAATTTACACTATGGAAATCCCTATTCAAGTCGCTGATATTGCCGTAGTCTATGATAATGACGACTATGATAATGATGGTAATCGTTATGATAGCAATCCTATTACTAAAACTGCAAATGGAGGAAATGCTTTTAAAAGTACAGGAAGCGCTATTGTAGATTATTTTATGCTATTTATGCGCGATTTGAGTATCTGTGATAGCTACGATCATCTTGAAAAATGCTGGAAGGAAGACCCAAAAAAAACTGTCGCAATTATCTTCAACGGTCGCGATAGATTGAATGGAAAAAAAGAGAAAAAGGTAGCTAACGATGCGATGCTTTGGCTGCGCAAAAATAAGTTTGAAACCTATATGTGCAATATCAAGCTATATGTTGAGAAATATGGTCGCTGGAAGGACATGCAATATATCAGCTATAATTTGAAAAACATTGACCACAAGATTGAAATGAATATTATTGCACAGAAATTGATTGACGATAAGATTAACTTGGATAATAATAAACCGGTATCTCTGTGTGCTAAGTGGGCACCCAGCGAGAATGATAGGAATGATAAGAGACGACAATTTGCAAAGAAAGTTGCTTCAATTATCTATGGGTGCAAAGATACTTATAAGATGTCAAAATATAGGAAGCAATATCTTGTTCCACTGAGAAAGCAAATAGATATCGTGGAATCTAAGATGTGTGATAATAAATGGGAGTTAATTAAGTATGAAAATATCCCAGGCGTTGCTTCTAATAAATTGAAAAAGGCATTTATTAAACATGATGAAGAAAGATATAAAAAATATTTGGGAGATGTTGCAGCTAATGTTAAGAAAATTAATGTTACGGGAATTCTTCCACACGAATTGGTAGGTGTATATATTAAAGATATGGAAAAATATAGTAAAGATGAGATGTGTCAGACTACAGAGATGCAATGGAAAGCAATTGTTGAGAATGTTAGGAAATCTGGCAATTTTGATAACGCGATTTCTATTGTTGATGTATCCGGTTCTATGTTTAACGCTAATAATGGAAGTATTCCTGCACAAGTAGCAATTGCTCTTGGTATTATCACTGCTCTTTGCTGTAAGGGAGATTTTGCTAACAAGATTATTACATTTAGCGAAAATCCTCAACTTGTAGATTTGATTACCGCGAACACATCCGAAAAGCCAAAAATTGAAAATGGCGACGCGAGCGAAGCAGGCGGCGCAGGCGAAGCAGACTCTTCGTGTGTATCCAATAATATTCCTTCGCTTCATGAATGTATTAAGAATATTACAGGAGTTAATTTCGGATTTAGTACAGATTTTCTAAAATGTAATCAGGAAATTATTAACTATGCCATTAAATACAATGTTCCTCAAGATAAAATGCCTAAAAAACTATTTGTATTTACTGACATGCAGTTTAATAGTGCTATTTCGCAGAGTCTTGAAAGTTATGAAAGTTATGGAAGTTTTGAAGAGTATAGAAACAGTAGAAATAATACAAATGCTCTTGATACTGTATATAAAAGCATTGTTAAACTCTATGAAGCTAATAATTACAAGGCTCCCAAGTTTATATTCTGGAATCTCAATTCAGATAGCAAGGAGGTTTTCCCGGTTAATTGTGATACAGAAGGTACTGCTATTGTATCAGGATTCTCTGAGCAACTCCTCAAAATCTTTATGAATTATGACGAATTCAAACCAGAGTTTATCGTCAACGAGATTCTCGCGCCATATCTTGAAGATATCATTATTAACGACGATTAACGACGATTAACGACGATTAACGACGATTATATTAGATATAGGTGTAAGAGTTTTATGATATATATATTATTTATTTTTTCATTGTATTATATGAATATTATGAAAGATGCAAAATACATTACCAATAAATTTTATATTGTAAATATTGTGAGATTTTTAGAGTGAAAATGACATCATTATATGTATCAAAGATTTTATATAATATAATATTATCTGTAAAAAATAATTATAAATTGAAAAATGAAAAGATTGTATTATGGATATCACGGCGATGGCGCGGATATCATATTTAATTGGAATAAGCAAGGCCGCCCATACCAGACAATATTCTGAGAACATTATAATTGACCGCGAAGATGTGGATAGTGCCGGTAATTCTAGAGGATAGAGATAGGACGGCAGTGTCAATACGGGACATATTGAGGGTGCCACTTGGTTGATGTTCTTCGGGTTTTAGGGCAAAGGAATACACGTTGATGCCTTTGTGGTACATATCAGGGGTATTCTCGTGGTGTTGGTAGGGTTGGACTAACGAGAAATATTCGCCTTGTCTGGTGGCGAAGCGATCATTGCCGTTAAGCATTATTTTTGCCTGCATTACAGGGTTCTTAGAGACTACATAGTTATTGAAAGTGCTGTTATCATCAACATCAAAATCTTTTTCAGCAGTTGAAAAGTTATTCCAATATACTTTGTTTGCATCAGTTGAACTTTTGATAGCCCATACAAGTTCTTTGCAGGGATGATTGAAGTTCATACGTAAGCTTTTCATAGAATCGGGATTTGAACCAGAAGAAGTTATAGTGTCGGTACCGGTGAATTGTAGCTGTTCTATTAAATATTCGTGGGATAATTGAGCGAATCTTCGGCGTTCATCGGTATCTAAGAATATGTAATCAACCCATAAAGTGGGATCTTCAAGTGTAAGAGATGAAGAAGATGTTTCATATGTATCGTTTTTAACAACACCATTAGCTACATCATTCTCTATGCAATAATTTTTTACACTGACATCGCGAAGATTGGAGACAGATTCGTATTCTATGTTAATTTTAACTTCGTGATATTGAAGGGCGATTAAAGGAAGTGCCAAGCCTACATTACGACAGAACCAGAACTCTAAGGGAACATATAATTCATATGATTTAGTCGCCGGTAATTTAGTACAGCAGTTCTCCACGTTGGCACCAATCATTTTATAGTAGCCTTCGCGCTTGCCATAAGGTAGCGAAAGTTCATTCCAGATGTAAAGCCATTCCGAATAATGTTTATCTATGCGTTGTCCACCAATTTCTAATTCTACGGTTTTCAATAACTTTTGGCCGACATTTGGAACTAAAGCCATATCTACGGAAGGGTGAGCATTTTTTAATTTTCCGTAGAAATACACTCTGTGTATTAAATCACCGTTGCGAGTAATTTGATAGGTGGCGCGAGATCCTAGCGAATTACTTCCCGAAGCGGTTTGTTGGATAGCTTCAATAGCGAAGTTAGTATGACGACGATAAACTACTTTGAAAAAGGTAATTTGAGGATTACCGGTTAAATAAACATCCTGAGCACCATAAGCTACTAATTGAAGAAGACCACCACCCATTTACGCTATATTCTTTATACTATTAGAGGAGAAAAAAAAAAGGAACTTTATAGCAATTTAACAACATATATAAATAAATATATAATATAATTTAATTGGAATAAGCAAGGCCGCCCATACCAGACAATATACGAAGTACATTATAATTTACAGCATAAACGTGAAGATTCTTTGAATAAGTATTAGTCGTTGCGTAGCTACCAGTTTGGTCAATCTCTAAATTGAGAACAGCGGTATCAATACGAGACATATTGAGAGTGCCACTTGGCTGGTGCTCTTCCGGTTTTAGGGCGAAGGAATACACGTTGATGCCGGGGTTGGAGGGGATATTTTCGTGATGTTGGTAAGGTTGTATTAAATTGAAATATGAGCCTGGTCTTGCAGCAAAGCGATCATTACCGTTTAATACAAGTTTGGCAGATTTTATAGGATTAGTTGAAGTAATTGCGCTTGTAGGATTATATAATACCGAAGAAGTTGCACCATAGCTATTAACAGCACTTGAATAATTAACCCAGTTATTATTAATTACGTGCTTTTCATCAGCAGTAGAGGTGTGATCGGAAGAGCAGAACCAGACTAATTCTTTGCAAGGGTGATTGAAAGATAATTTAGGTTTAATGGCTGCAGCAGCAGATACACTTTCAGTACCGGTGAATTGTAGCTGTTCTATTAAATATTCGTGGGATAATTGAGCGAATCTTCTGCGTTCATCGGTATCTAAGAAGATGTAATCAACCCATAATGAAACAGATGAATCAGAAGAGAGGGGATTGATTGCATTAGCAGTACCTCTGCAATTCTCATTTGTTTCAAAGAGGATGTTTATTTTAACTTCGTGATATTGTAGAGCGATTAAAGGAAGTGCTAAACCTACGTTGCGGCAGAACCAAAACTCTAAGGGGATATATAGATTAGCTCCAACAGTAGCAGAGGTTCCTATTGTCGTGAGCATATTATTAGCACCTACCATCTTTTTATAGGCATCTTTCTTTGATATGGGAAGCGAGAGTTCATTCCATACATACATCCAGTGAGAATAATGCTTGTCTATCTTTTGACCACCGATTTCAATTTCTACATAGTTTATTAAACGGAGACCGAAATAAGGACATACATTAGCACCCGAATAATAATTAACAACAGATAAATACATACGGTGTATTAAATCGCCATTACGAGATATTTGGCAGGTTACACGATTGCCAAAGTTGGGAGTTCCGTTAAAAGTTTGTTGGATAGCTTCAATAGCAAAGTTAGTATGACGACGATAAACTACTTTGAAAAAGGTAATTTGCGGATTACCGGTTAAATAAACATCCTGAGCACCATAAGCTACTAATTGAAGAAGACCACCACCCATTTACGCTATATTCTTTATACTATTAGAGGAGAAAAAAAAAAGGAAATTATATAACACGACTCTTTTATATTTTTTATTATAGTTGATATCTTTATATTTTTAATTGGAATAAGCAAGGCCGCCCATACCAGATAATATACGAAGGACGTTGTAATTGACCGCGTATATATTGATGCCTTGGTATGTTAGACCAGTATCAGCAGGATTAGCAGCATTAACCATCAAAGTTGCAGTGTCAATACGAGACATATTGAGGGTGCCGCTCGGTTGGTGATCTTCGGGTTTTAGGGCAAACGAATACACATTTATAGAATTATGTACGGGAACGTTGGTGTGATGCTTGAAGGGCTGAACATAATTGAAATAATCGCCTTCTCTTACAGCAAAACGATCGTTGCCGTTTAATTGGAGGATGGCATTAATAAAAGGGTTGTTATTTGTCGGGGGTTTGACATCGGATATAACTAAATAGTTTGATGTACGTTGTCCTCCCGCATCAGCAGAACCGCCAAACGCTAATTTATATGAGTCATAATTTTCAACATTATCCTTATTGGTGTAATCATACCATCTGGTTTTATTAACTGTCGTGGTTGTTTTTGCGACCCATACAAGTTCTTTGCAAGGGTGATTGAAGTTGAGCTTGATTCTGTTGGTGCCGGGAACTAGGGGTTCAGTGCCGGTGAATTGTAGCTGTTCTATTAAATATTCGTGGGATAATTGAGCGAATCTTCGGCGTTCATCGGTATCTAAGAAGATATAATCAGCCCATAAAGAGATATTTTTAATAGGTTCAAAATCGTCTAATGAGCCGGTGCCAACAGATATGCAGTTGGCCTTAATTTCAAAATCTATTTTTACTTTGACTTCGTGATATTGAAGAGCGATTAAAGGCAGTGCAAGACCTACATTTCGGCAAAACCAGAACTCGAAGGGAATATATAGAGTTGTGTCAGTTATAGCTGAATTAACAAAGCCGCCGCCTAATATATCTTTGTCGGCACCGACCATAGTATCATATGCATAGCGTTTGCCGATAGGAAGAGATAATTCGTTCCAGATGTAAAGCCAATCAGAATAATGCTTATCTATTTGTTGGCCACCAATTTCAATAACAACGGATTTTATTAAGCGCAACCCGAGATAATTTTGGTATGTGCTGGTAGTTGGGGTAGTGAGATTTTTCTTTTTAGGGACATCAACCTGTAAATACATACGGTTTATTAAATCGCCGTTGCGTGATATTTGGCAGGTTACAGTATTACCGTAACCGGCATTACCGTTGAAAGTTTGTTGGATAGCTTCAATAGCAAAGTTAGTATGACGACGATAAACTACTTTGAAAAAGGTAATTTGCGGATTACCAGTTAAATAAACATCCTGAGCACCATAAGCTACTAATTG